TTTAAAATAAGTCATATATATTACCTCCCTTATCCCAAAACAAGACCTAATCGGCCTGTCTGTCTTGTGTAGTCGTTTATGCAGCTAATAGAAGTCTGCGCGAATGTCTTGCCGTCCACTTGTAAGACTATTGGAGTGTTACCAATGGAATTACTAAGTCGTTCCGCAATCTTATCTAACCATTCCGTATTCTTCTCTAAGGGTACTACGGCCTCAGCACCAGCTTCACCTAAGCCGCCTAATCTGCTGCCGTAACCAAAGAGTGTTGGAGTATCAAAAACACCACCGTTAGCATACCAATCAATTGAGAACCTCGGCACGCTGGGGGGAGATAAGCTAAACTTACCAGAAATATTTAAGTGCGGCAACTTCAACTTGGGGAGACTCCAATCAAACTTCATAAGAGATTTGACCTTGTCAACTAGATGAGTACCAATGGTTTTTATGAGTTGTCCCAAAGCAGAAATAAGGTCTGGGATTATCCTTATAACGGAAGTAACAAGCGACATAAACATTTCTATTCCTGCTTTCAACAACTGAGGGATTGCCTTTATTAGTGCCGTCACAATGGAAATAATGATATTAGGCAATGCTGCTATTAAGGCTGGAATAATTTGCGGAATCGCATCAATTATAGCGTTAAATAAGGAAATGCCAGCTTGTAAAAGTAATGGTATGTTAGATATTACTGTCGTAATAATGCCATCAATAATTGTTGGAATCTAATCAATTAAAGTTGGTAAAATCTCTGGAATGGCATCAATTATTGCTGTGAATAAAGTTATCGCCGCACCTAGCAAAGCGGGTACACCGTCAACTAAGACTTCGACCATCTGTGGAATTAACCCTTGTAGCGTTTCCACAATTTGCGGCAATGTCTGCGTTATACCTTGCAGCAAGCCCTAAATTAACTAAATACCAGCTTGCAAGAGAGTCGGTAAGGTTGCTGCTAATCCTGCCACGATTTGCGGCACACATCCAACTATGCAGTTAACAAGAAGCGGAATATTCGCACTAATAGCATTAACTATAGAAACAACAGCGTCAACCGCTGCTGGAAGTAACAAAGCCAATAGTTCAGGGATAGCAGCTATTATTTGTGGGGCAAGCTGCTACACGAGAGTAACAACGCCAGTTAAGACCGTGTTGACTCGCGGAAGTAAATTGTCCATAAACACGCCAACAGAGTCAATAAAGTTCTGAATTAATCCCTCTAAATTGGCATTCTCATCAGCCATACCAGTTAACAGATTAGTCCATGCTGCTTTCATAGTTGCCGCTGAACCCTGTAAAGTAGTAGCAGCCTCTTCCGCGGAAGTACCTGTTATACCTAACTCGCCCTGAATTACATGAATAGCCTCATAGACTTCATTTAAGTTAGAAATATCATAGTGAATGCCGCTAATTTTTTCTGCATCTGCTAATAAGCGTTCCATTTCTTCTTTTGTGCCGCCGTAACCTAATTTGAGGTTATCCAACATAGTATAGTTTTGTTTTGCAAAGCCCTGATAAGCATTTTGAATAGACTCCATGGTAGAACCCATTTTGTTTGCATTATCTGCCATATCAGTAATGGCCATATCTGCTATCTGTGCGGCCTTTGCCGTATCGCCGTTTAATCCTTGCAACAAACTAGCACTAAAGGAAGTAGCTATTTCCATGTATTGATTAGCACTCATTTGCTAATTTTTATAGGCATTAGCTGCGTATTGCTATACTTGCTTACTGCTGTCTTTAAAAAGCGTATCTATGCCGCCTACAAGCTGTTCATAGTCAGCATATGCGGATATTGCCTATTTACCTAGTGCGACAATAGCAACACCAGCCGCCGCACATCCAGCCGCAAGTGCTTTACTAGTTTTCTTTCCAGCCTCAACAAAACCTTCGCCTATTTTTTTAGCAGCAGCTTTCGCTTTATCGGCCACGCTATTTACAGCACTCTTAAAACCAGTCATTGACTTTTTGGCCTCTTCCATGCCTTTCTTAAAGTCATTAAGTTCAGCCTTAATTTTTATAACTAGTTCTTCATTCATTATCCGTTTTCACCTTCCTTTTGTTTAAAACTTGCATTATGTTGTGCTACAAACGCCAAGAAGTTATTTACATTCTCCTGCGTCTGTCTTTCTTCTTCTTTCTATTGGACATTAAACAGTTCAGGAAAGACTTCTTCAATGTTAGGGAAGGTGTTTTTATCATCAAGAAGCCTACCAATAGCACGGCCAATTAAACCAGCCTAAGCATAAGTGAAATTGGCTTGTTCCTGTAAACGCTGTTTTTGGCAACGATTATAACTATCTATATGCCGTTGGATTTCACTTATAGTCATTTCTAAAAAGTCCGATTCTTTTAGTCCTGAATCTAAACCAACAGGCAGAAGTTTATATTCAATTATTTCTGAGAATGTGCGGAAGGCCGCTTTTGTGCGGCCTCCCTCTGTCAGTTTTTTGCCGCTTCCTCATTCTCGCTGCTTATAAGGCCAGAGACTTTATAAACATCTAAAATAACAGGAATGAACTCTGCAATATTGTGTCCTTCGTCTAACCAAGCATCGAAAATACTGATTGCGTCATTTTGAGTTAATCCGTGTTCAAATCTCTGCAATGCCGCACTGAGAATATTAATCATATCTGTAACTGTTGGTACTCTATC